GGACTTGCGAACACGATGTTATCAATGTTCCTAATGTTAATACCAGTACTAAACGTACCATATGAGGCAATAATGATTGAGTCTTTTTCATTTTCTACTATCTCCCTTATTTCTTCTCTAGTATTTGTATCTACTCCTCCATAAACAAAAAATATTTTCCTATCTTTATATTTATATTTTTTATTTACTTGTTTATAAATAACTTCGCCATGTTTTTCTACAAATTGAAATAAACACAAAGTATTACCATTGAGCTTATCCATAAGGTTGCATAAAAATGTATTTCTTTTAGTCTTAGTGACAATATATTCCATTTCTGATGCATAATCAAACTCCTTTACTATTTGTCTATCCTCTTTGGGATAGTTTAAAACTATACAATTTATTTGTAACGAGGCTAAAGTTTTATTATCAATCAACTCTTTAGTTGTTACCACATATTTTGCTTTACCAAATAATCCTTCTAACACCAATCTATGCGTCTGTGTTCCATCAAGTGTGCCTGTCAATCCAAAACGATATTCACAAGTATCAAGTTTTGTCATAATTCCAGTGAGAGATTTTGCTTTAAATAGATGCGCTTCATCTCCTATAACACATCCAAATTGTCTAAAGTATGGACGTTGTAATCTATGAATAGACTGCCATGTAGATATTACAACATCTTTAGTTACTTTTTTATCATGACCAGAATATATTTTTTGACAATATGTTTCAGAGCTCCATCCATAATCAGTAAAATCTTTATACATCTGTTCAACCAAAGATGTAGTAGGAACTAAAATTAAAGTTTTCAGTCCTTTCATATGATAATAACGAATAAGGCAATAAATTATTAATGACTTACCAGAAGCAGTAGGAGCAATAAGAAGAGCACGATCTGAAGCCAAAGCATGGATGATTGCATCCAATTGATAATCTCGAACTTCAATTCGTCCCCCATTGATAGTTGGTTTAAGTCCTTGTATAAATCCTTGGACCAAATCTCTAGGCATTGCTCTATTTCTTCTGACTCCTTTTTCGAGCTTGAACTCAATTGATCTTGCATTCAAAAATTCCTCTATATATGGAAGAAGTCCTAAATAGATTTCTCCTGTAATTATATTATATAATCGAATTTTACCATCCCATTGCTTACTTCTATATGCGGGCATATATTTAAAGCCAGGAACTTCAAACGTAAAGAAATCATTCAACTCTGCAGCTGCAGATTGTTCAAGCTCATTAAGTTTTACGTAAACCTCATTCTTCTTAGATATGAGCATACTGATATTCTTCCTTGGAACCATAATCACCTCTCAAGATTATATTCCAAGAAACGCTTGTTCGTTCACTAGGTGTTGGTGGAACCCAATGCATTAACCAAGAAGGAAAAATTAATCCTGTTCCAACTGTTGCATCAAACTGCAACATACCAGAATTATTCCAAGTTGGATTATTCTTAGGTTTTAATAAATTAGCTTGTGGTCTAGGGTCAAAGAATTGAATCGGCGCAGAATTTTTATCTCCATCAATATAATATACTCCTGAGAAAACATTATTAGAATGTGTATGTGGTGGATGAGCAGTTTCTTTTTGTAAATAGTTTCCCCACATATTAGTTATTTCCATAGCATCACAAGTATATTCTAATTTTTGAATTATTTGAGAAGCAACATGACTAATGCATTGCACTAACGGATTAAATATTTCAAGTTTATGTAAATTAGACTCTGTTTGTGTTATATTACTTTTATCTTTCTGTGATTGAATATGTTTAACCATATCATCAATCGGTAACTCTGCTTTAAATTTATACATCATTGTTGGAAATGCTGCATATTCATCTATTTCATAAGCAACTTCATTATGATTTTTTTTCATTAAAATCCTCCAGCTACAAATTTTTTCCAATCTTGTGCATGTTTAATATCCCAACTTCGATTGTCGATAGACTTGATAACACCGTCAATAAATTGTACCAGTGTTTCGTAATATTCAATTTTCAATTCAATATCAATAATATCATCATCAGAATTTATATAGACTCCTAAATCTGTTTTTAGAACTTTGAGATCAAAGGGTTTGGCGACATAAATTTTGGCATCCGACTTTCCACCATAATATTCCCACTTCTGTCTATACACTCGTTTGTGATCAGCTTTCAGTTGAAACATATGTAATCGATACTTAGATTTATAGTCTAACCATTTTGGTTTGATGATTTGATTTTTGTATGATTGTTGGTGTAAATCTTCATTATCTAATATAATAAGGTCTTCTTTGGCTTCCGCCTGTAACCCACTTAACTTATCCATTTATTCTCCATTATAATGTATGTATAGTATATAATTGATACGAAAATGTCGCATCAACTTTCAGATATTCAACGTCTGTTGCTCCTTGGTCATACTGTAAAGCACCTATAGATGTAGGATACATATCTATAAATCTGATTTCTACAATAGGATTATTATGATTACTTAAAATAGTCAAAGTAGCATCAGATGTCATTACTCTATCACTAGCTGCAATATTGCCAGTTGGAGTAACAGGAGTTGTAAGTCCAACCGCCGTTTCTGAATCTACAGCTGTAGTATCTCTAAAATCAGAAAATTGTTCTCTACTTCTTGGAAATCCATGGCCAATTAACCAATTATGCAGAGTAATATAGTTTTCTAATTTTTCATCCACAATAAATGATAAATTAAAATTATCGTATGTAAGCTCATCACCAGCAATTGGTATTTGTCTAAATGGAGTTGGAAATATTGCCTCTCCTAAAATAATACTAGGAACTGCTACAGCAACAGTAAAATATTCAACTTTAGGAAGTTGATTTATTATAAACCTAAATTGAGTTGGACTCGCATAGTCTAAACTTGTTGGTTGACGTTCTAATGCTTTAATTACCATATAACTATTTATAAAGAAAAAAAGAGGGTGCTATTTCTAGCACCCTCAGTTTTATAGTCAAGTTTCTTATTAGAAACAAATCTTACATTAGATTTGCAACCTTAACTCTACGATAGTAAACGTTAACACCATCATCAATAGATGCATCAGTGTTCTGCGTGTCACCCGCAGCAACTGCACCAGAAGTCTGAGCGAATGGGTTAGCAGCCATACCGTAACGAGTTTTGAACCCGATTTTAGGTTGGAATGTATTTTCACCAACCGCACGAACCATTTGCAACGGAACGTATGGGCAGTAGAACATACCAGCGTCATAAGGCGAAGAACCCTTATATCCGACAACGTAGTACTGAGAAGCAGATACGTTGGCAGCATACGGATCAACATACACTTTATAACGACCATTAAGAACACCAGCGAAAGTTGTCGTAGTGTCATCAACGTTTAGTGAGTTATTAAGAGCAGGCGTGTAATCAAGGATACCAGCCATTTGCAATGCAGACGCAACGTCAGCAGAACACATCAGCATGTTACCTTTACCACGACGAGTCTGTTGACCAATCGCATTGGCATCTCTTTCAATACCAAACATCAAACCCTTGAACTTCTCAACCGACCAACGACCATTAGAGTCGGTGTCGAGATCGAATACACCAGCAGTTGTTGTGTTAACTTGTGCGCCTTTGACAGCAGCAACATAAACACGGCGAACAACTTCACGGTTGATTTCAGCAAGAATTTCCGAACTAAGAATGTTCGCAAGTTCTGTTTCAGCGTCAAGACCATGAACTGCTTTCAAGTCCTGTGCAAGTTCCATTGTGTACTCAGCTTTCAGAGCACGGGTAACGGCAGTAACCGTTGACTTGTCGATGGAGAATGCCATTTCAGCAAATGCGTTTGTGGATGTATCACCCAACGCTTCACCTTGTGCAGTTGTTTGACCAGTTGCACTTGTGTAAGCAGTAGCAGGACTGTCGTTAAGAACGGCAGGGTTAGTTTCTGTCGTTGCAACGTCACCACCACCAGTTGTACCAGCAGCATTTTGGTTAGATTTACCTTGGCCGCCAGGAAATGCTTCATCAACAAGAGCTTCAGCACCATCAGAAGAGATGTGGGAAGCCCGCATTGCAAAGATCAGACCCGTAGGGCCTGTCATTGGCTGAACACCGCAAATGTCATACGCAATCAGATTAGGCATTGCACGGCGAACTAGCGAGATCAAAATTGGATCCCAGTTAGAAATGGAACCACCAGTGGAGTTAGTAGGCGCAGCTTCCGAAAGAAAATTTTGGTCTTCTTTCATGGCTTTTTCTTGGTTTTCTAGGATAACGGTTGTGACGGCACGCTTATAAGCATCTTCGATTCTAGGCAAATCGGGATGTTCTAGGACTGGCTGCCACTTTTCTTGTAGATGTTCTGTCTGAAACATTTGAGTTTCTCCTTATTATTTTCTACAGTTATTTATAATTTATGCACTCTTTGTACGACTGATTGCCGACATATATGCTTTAATAGCATCAGTCGTATCAATGTCCTGTGCAGTCTCACTATTATCATCATCAATCAAGAAAGATTCATTTCCAGTTGTTGGAAAGTAACTTTCCTTTAAAGTGTCAAGTTTCGCTTTGAAGGAATCTTCAGAACCAAATTCAACATCTTCTACTAGTGATTTGAATTTCTCTATTTCAGTAGAAGCAAGATCATTAGAAACTTCACTAACAATTTGTTCTCTAGTTAGAGATTCAACCACCCTTTTCTTTTCAACGTTCTCTTCAATTTTTGTATTGAGTTTTTCTTCTAACTCAGCAATCTTCTCAGACTGAGCTTCTAAAACGTCATATTTTTCATCAGGAACATCAATATAGTGATCTTCAAACAACTGTTTAAGACCATTAATGAAGTCTTCTGCGATTTCACCCTTTAGACCACGCTCAATCGATAGTTCGTTCTCTTTCATCCACTCTTCGACAACGTATCCAAGATAATCATCAACCTTAGTTGACAACTCTTCTTTGATTGTCTCTGTAGCTTCTTCAAGAGAAACAGCGTAACCTTCTTCCATTCGTACAACTTCACTACGGATTTTAGATTTAACAGCAGCTTCAAAGATTGTTGCTGCTTTGTTTTTAAATTCTTCAGAAAGGTCTTCACCAGCTACCAGTGCATCAACATCTTCTTTAACATTGATTGACTTAATCTTCTCTTCGATAGCGTCTTTTTCTGCTTGAAGGGCAGCAAGTTCTTCTTCAGACTTTGCATTTCCTTCTTCTTCAAGTTTTGCAGCATGACTAGCAAGCATTTCTTCAATTTCAGACTTCTTCATCTTACCAATTTGCTCAAGTGCCTGTGCTTTAGTTGTCTTCGCTTCCGAAACAACTTCACCTTCTGGTTCATGAGAAGCTGCAAGTTTTTGAGGACCATCAGCTTTACCAGCACTTTTCTGTTGTGCATCACCAGAAACAGGTTTTGCAGAAGCAGATGCTTTCTTACCAATCTCTTTATCTTTACGATCTTCATCAGCACCCTTTTCGACTTTAGCTTCTGGGTCTGCACCACCAAGGTCTTCTTCGTCGTTGACCTCATCTTTTACTTTCTTAGGAGCATCTGCTTTTCCACCCGAATCGGATGGTTGACTGGCTTCTTCTAGTTCTGCCAATACCTCAGCTTCAAGCTCCTCAATTGTTTGTTCTAATTCAGACATGGAATGTCTCCTTTTTACATATATATTATTTATAAGTTATAACATTTTGAGGAATTTGGCGAACTCTAATGCCTCTTTATTCGCCTCTCTTTGACGAGTCTTAACGTCAAATTCTGTTTTTAATTTAGCAACGTGGGCTTCTACCAACGCCCCGTGATTCCAAACCCACTCTTTACCTTCCATAATTCCCTCAACAAATGCGTTGGGGGCGGAAGGATCAGCAACAATATCTGCTGCAGTTGCAAGATAAAAATCATCTCTCACATAGTTCGCACCACCTCTCTGATCCAAACTTCCCATGCCTCTAGATGAAACGCCTAACTTGCATTCCTCATCCATAAGGTTTTTAACTATTTTCCCCATAGGTGTATCCATAATCTTGGCTTCACCTATAAAATTTTTCCCGTCTGGGGTTAAGGATGTAACCATGTGGGACACTCTTTCCAAATTGACGGTTGGCCCGTCTGGATGGCCCAGTTCACCAAATGCACGGTTTTCCTTAATAAAATTCTTGTTGTATTTTGTAACTTCATTATTGAGTATTTCCATAGGGTATACACGGCCATTGCGGTTTTTAATATCCGCCTGCATGAAGACTCCACGAATCTTATAACTTTTTCCACCATCCTTTTCTTCGGTGATGTACTCAACGTCATGATCTACGGCTTCTGAAAATAATCTTACGGTCTGCATATTAAGTGCTCCAAGCTTTATCTTTTCTAAATTCTAAAATAACAAATCCAGATGTAGTTTTTGTTTGTGCAGTTATATCTGATGATGTTGCAGTTGTGTTTACAGCAGAGCCAGGAATTTTACCAGCAGAACCATCATAGTGTCCAGTACCAGAAAGGTGTAATGCAACTACATCAGTTCCAGTTGATTTAAATTCGATAATACAGTCGTTACTATTATCAGTATCATAATTACCTGTAGAAAATGACCACCAAGCTCTCAACAAGTCTAACTTACAACCATTGACAAACCCATCAAGTGAATGGGCATCCAATATAAGATTAGTTGCAGTATCACTAGCAAAAGTTGCTTTGACAGTTACTATGCCACCAGCTGCGGGTGCATTTACTATAGTATCCCTCAAGGTTGTTGTTACAAATGACATTATTTAACTCCTTAAATTGATAACATTTCTTTCTCAAAATAATCTAGAAGTTCCTTTTCAGTAACTTTATGTTTCTTTGAGACATCTTTTATTGTTTTTTCAAAACTATTTAGGAAATCTGAAGGTTTAGTATCCATTATTTTAAAAATACTATCCACAGCATCTTTCATCTTTGGAGATAATTTTTTATACTCCTTAGACTTACGATGCTCGTCCTTCTCTACTACAGTAGATTCATATATTTCATTAATTCGTTTCATTAGATGTTGTCTTTGCGCTCATAGAGCTTACAAAAGTTTTTGCAATCTCTTTTCGTTTAGTTTCTAATGCAACACCAATTTTTGATGAAAGCTCGCTTGAAAAATCTGTTTCAGCTTTTATATTATCTCCAACTGCAACATTATCTACAAAATCTCTACTCATTATTTATCTCCTTTATCAGATTTTTCTGAATCATCTGGTTTACCATCTTGTGCTGGGTCTTCATAATCAGGCATCGCTTCTGGTGGAACTACCTTACCATCTCCATCCTGTGGATATCTTGTGATACCATCACCACCATCCGGCAAATCAATTCCACCATCCATTGGATCAGTTTCAAGCTCCCTAGCCATCTGATCACGCATTTCTTGAACTTCTGAATCGTTCATACGCAATACATGCTTTAGAACATATTCTTTACTAAAGAATGTTCCAATATAAGATTGAATACTATCTAATGTCTGAATACGATCATTCAATAATTCTGCTGCTTTAAGCTCGGAGAAATGCCCATCTTTCAAGAAGTCATATTGAATATGTTCCTTCATGACATCCCAATCTTCCATAGATATAATACCCTTTAATAAGAGTTGTGTTTTAAGAATATCAGTGAATAATTTAGTATACTTCTTTCTAAGCTTCTGGATGAACTTTGTAAACTTTAACTCATCTCTTGTAATCTCTGTGGTTCTACCAAGACTGAAACTATTTTCTGCCTCTAGTCTTGAGATAGGAACGTTTAATGATTGGTAAAGTTTACGTTGGAAATATGTAATATCATCAATCTCACCAAGATTAGACCCGCCTGGTAAAGTTGTAATTTCTGTACCTCTACCACCTTCACGGCGAGGAAGCCAAAAATCTTCTAACATACTCATATGATTTCTATCGTCACGAATCTCACCAGTTGATGCATCATACACTAACTTATTACGATAACGATTCATAACGTCTTTAAGATATTGTTCTGCCTTAACCTTTGGTAAATTACCAACATCAATATAAAAAATTCTACGTTCTGGAGCTCTTGAAATCCGATAGATAACAAGTGAATCTTCAATCATACGCAATTGATTTACAGGTTTAATAGCTTTATTTAAATATGATAAAACTTTACCACCATTCTGATCAATTACACCAGAAGGGCAATATGCAATCGCATCAGATGCAATTTTAATTCCTTGATTTGTTCCACCATATCCACTGGCATACAAACCTTTTTCATTATAAACGTAATACTCATCAATTTTTTTAATCATTTCAACATTAGTTTTGGGGTCTGGTTCTTTCTGGACTTCCCTAACTTTTTTAATTTTTGTAGGATCAATATATCTTAATGCAACAATTCCTTGTTTTGGATTCTTCTTGTCAATAACTTTATGATAAAAAATTCTACCATCTACATACCAACGCCTAAAGATATCATGTCCCTTATCATCAAATTCTAAGAGAGATAATATCTTATCAAATTCTTTTCTAATAAGTCTTTTAATTTTATCTGGATATGGCAACCTATCAAGTTGAAGTGCGACAGATTGTGAAAATTGATCATATGAAATTGCTTCATTACAAATGTCTTCTATCGCACTATCACATTCTGGTTGCTGTGAAATTTCACGATACCGACGAATTAAATCAAGCTCGGTTTTCTCTCTTCCATCG